CGCCCACCTGAGCCAAAAGCGCCGGTGACTAGATTCTTTTCAATAGATATTTAAGGAGATGAGATGAAATTCAAACTGCCAAAGATTGATCCTTCACTTCTCACTGAAGTTTCAGGTGCAGTTCTTGTCACCTACGGAATTATGCAGTTCTCGCTACCGATTGCTTGCATTGTTCTTGGTTCGTTCCTCATTTGGATTACAGAGAAGGCTGAATAATGAGTTTATCTAAGCGTTTGCGCGGTTCAAATGAAAAGCGTGCAGCAGGTGATACTTGGGTTGGGCCACTCATCCCAGGAAGGCCACCTGTAACAGATGTATCAGGTGTTTATGTTGATCCTGATACCGCTATGCGTATCTCCACAGTTTTTGCTTGCGTAAAACTTCGCTCAGGCACAGTCTCATCTTTGCCAGTGGGCGCTTATGTGCGCCGAGGTCGCGTGCGCCTTTCATACGCTGCTGCCTACGGAGCAACCCCACAGTGGCTCATCAAGCCAAACCCTGAGCAGACACGCCTTGAGTTCTTTGAGCAGATGATTACCTCAATGGACTTGCGCGGAGATGCTTTCATTCTGACAGTCCGTGACGATATGGATGAAGTCATTGAAGTTTATGTGCTACATCCTGACAAGGTGCGAATCATCCGCAAGCCAGGTGAGCCAATCTATTACGAATACAAGGAAGCTCGCACAGGCGATGTGATGTATCTCAGCACTCGCGACATCTTGCACATCCCTGCGTTCTTGTTACCAGGTGAAATTCGTGGGCGATCCCCAATCGAGGCTTGCCGTATGGTTGTTGGTGGCGCTCTTGCTGCTGATACATACGCTGCTTCCTACTTTGGAAACGCTGCCAACCCAGGCGGTGTGATTGAAGTTCCTGGCGAAATGGATCAGGAGCAGGTTGAAGATTTAGCAATCAACTGGAATATCGCTCACTCAGGCCCGTACAAGGCTGGCAAAATCGGTATCCTCACAGGTGGCGGTTCTTTCAAGCCTCTTGCAATCAACGCTTCAGATGCTCAACTTCTTGAGGCTCGCAAGTTCGGCGTTGAAGAAATCGCTCGAATCTTCAATGTGCCAATCTCGCTGCTAGGACACCCAGTAGCAGGTGCAATGAGCTTCGCATCCGTTGAAGCTCAAAACCTTTCATTCGTTCAGCACTCACTTCGCCCACTCTTGGAGCGAATCGAGCAAGCACTCTCAACTTTGCTTCCTGAAGAGGATGCTTTCATCCGCTTTAACCTTGATGCACTCTTGCGCGGTACTACTATCGAACGCTTTGATGCCTACACCAAGGGCTTGCGCGAAGGCTTTATGAGCCTCAACGATGTGCGAGCGATGGAAGATATGACCCCAATTACAGACGGGGATCAGTACCGCGTGCCTCTTCAAAACATTGATGCAAGCGATGCGAAGGATGTTGGACTCCAACTACGCACCGAGATTGCAGCCAAGTTGATTCAGGTTGGATTCGACCCTGCCGAGGTTCTCTCAGCAATCGGTATGGATGCAATGAAGCACACAGGCGTTCCTTCAACTCAGCTTCAGCAAATCTCAACACTTGATCCTGCTAACCCACAGGCAGCCTATGAGGTCAATTCACGCTCATTCGTGGATGTCAATGTTCCCGACACAATCGTAAATGTTCCTGAAACTCGCGTAAATGTTGAATCACCTGAGGTCAATGTGGCAGCACCTAATGTCACAGTTGAACCTGCCGTGATTAACATTCAAAATGTTGAACAGCGCAAGCGCGTAGTTCGCAAGGTTGTTCGTGATGAAGATGGCAAGATTTCAGAAATCATTGAACAGACAATCGAGGGGGATGAATAATGGCAACGGGTCTTAGCACTTATCTCGCCAACGCTTTTCTTGATTCGCTAGGCAATGCCACCGCGTTCTCAGTCAGCACTGCTTATGTAAAGCTACATACAGGCGATCCTGGGGCGAATGGCACAGGCAACCCTGCAACAGAGACAACTCGCAAGTCTGTTTCATTTGCTGCTTCATCGGGTGGCGCTCTTGCCAGCGATGCTGCAGTGACTTGGACAAACATTGCCGGTAGCGAAGATGCAACTTACTTCACTGCCTGGGATGCAAGCACGGCTGGCAACTTCCTTTTCTCAGGCACAATTACTGGCAACCCTTACACCGCAGGTGATACCTACACAATCCCATCGGGATCACTTACAGTTTCACTCACTGTAGCGAGCTAGTTCAATGCAGTTCCTGCGTTTTACGCTGGATGTTTCACCGCTTGATGACACAGGCTACGGATTAGATGGCGAAGGCTTTGCCTTTACCGAAGAAGGTGTTGCTGCTTCAAGCCTAGGCACGCTGACAAGTGCTGCTTCAAGCCAAGTTACACATAATGTGGCTTTGTCTGCACCTCTAAACGGGGCTACAAGCACCGCCACAAGCCTTGTAACGAACCCTGTGGGCGCGAACGCCCCACTTGGGGGTAGTTACTCAAGTGCCAACGCAATTGTGTCTGTAATCGCCTCAAGTAGCGTTTCTTTGGGTGGTCTAACGGCTACGGCAAGAGCAGCAGATAACATCACGGCTACTGCACAGGCAGCACTTGGCGCTTTATACGCTCACATTCAGGCAGCACAGCAAACTGAAGGTGGCTCATTCGGCCCTGGCATTGCTTATGTGCAACCAAACTTTATACAGCCTCAGGTTGAAATCCCCATCATTGAGCCGATCCTGCCAAGGGTTCACTTCGGATTTGCAGATGCCCTACTTGGTAGAGCCTACGCAAGCGCACTTTCTCAAATTGATTTCTCCATCCTTGAAGATGATGCTGAAATCCTAGCGATGATGTAAGGAATCAAATGCCATACGGAATAAGTGACAGCCAAAGTGATTGCTCAGGATGGGCAACAGTCAAAGAAGAGTCAGATGGCTCTTTCACCACTATCGGTTGCCACGATACGAAAGAAGATGCAATTTCTCAAATGGTCGCAGTTTCAATTGCTGAAGATATGCAACCTTTGGGAGAAGTAAGAGCAGTTGATTTATCAGTTCCTTCCTTCATCCGAACTAACGCAGAGCGTGGCTTGAAATATCTACAAGAAGGTTTTGGGGGAGATGGTTTAACTGAAGCCACCAAGCGTGAAGCACGCGAGATGGCAGCAGGTCGAATTTCAGAAAACAAGGTGCGAAAAATGGCACCTTGGTTTGCACGCCATCAAGTTGATGGACAAGCACCAAAAAACAATGATCCATCTAATCCCCAATACCCAGGCGCAGGTTTAGTCGCTTGGCTTCTTTGGGGTGGAGATTCCAACTTCAGCGACAGAGCGCAAAATTGGGCGCAGCGCAAAATTGATGCCTTAGATGCTGAGGCCGATTCAAGGAGCAAAATGAGCAAAAAAATCGAACGCCGTACTTATACAGTGCAGGATGTTGAAGCACGCCAAGCAGATGATGGCACAATGCGCCTCTCAGGTTATGCCGCAGTTTTTAATGATAACTCTGTGCCACTACCATTCGTTGAGCGTATTGCACCTGGCGCGTTTCGCAAGACACTTACAGAGACACCCGATGTTCGCTTACTTATCAACCACGAAGGCTTGCCTCTTGCTCGCACCAAGAACGGCACACTCACTCTTACTGAAGATGAGCGTGGTCTTTATATGGATGCAGTCATTGCTGATACTCAAGAAGGTCGCGACCTCTACACGCTAGTTCAGCGCGGTGACTTGGATCAGATGAGCTTTGCTTTCCGTGTCATTCGCCAAAAGTGGAATGAGAACCGAACAGAGCGCCTACTTACAGAGCTTTCACTTGCAGATGGAGATGTTTCAGTGGTCACATACCCTGCTTACCCAACAACCTCAGTTGAGGCTCGCGCTCGCCTACAAGAAGCGATGCAAGCACTCAAGGAAGGTCGCGCACTTGAAGGCGAAAGCCTTATTGCAGTTCAGGCAATCTTTGAGAAGATTTCAGAATCTTGCGACTACCTTGAAGAAGGCAAGTCAATGCTTGAGGTAATGCTTGGCCTAGATACTTTGGTTCCTGCCGTTGAGGTAGAAGAGCCTGAAGTTGAATTGATGCCAGCAAGTGAAGTGATGCCACAGGCTGCTTCACGCAAAATCTCGCTTCGCCTAGCGCAAGCAATTATCAACAACACAAAATAAGTTTCCGTAGAAAATCTACGGATCGAAGTCGGAGCGAATCTCACACCCTGAAAGCGCCGTGAAGAACATCGCCACCACCTCAACCAAAAACCAAACTCATAAGGAGTCAATAAATGTCATTTCTTGACAAAGTAATTGAGCGCCGTGATGCAGTTAAGGCTGAAATGGATGAAGTTCTCGAAGCAGTAGCAGCAGAGAACCGCACCGACCTTACTGCGGAAGAAACCGAAAAGGTTGATGCTCTCGTTGAAGAGTCACGCTCACTAGATTCAAAGATTGAAAAGTTCAAGGCTCAGGCTGAAGCAGATGCAAAGGCAACTGAAGCACGCGCAGCAGTATCAACAATCGCAATGCCAGCATCAACAGGTGCTGCAAAGATTGTTTCTGAAGCACGCACATACTCAGAGCGTTCAGAGGCATCATTCGTTAAGGATGTTTTTGCTGCTGAAGTTCGCGGAGATTACTCAGCGAAAGAGCGCCTTGCTCGTCACACACGCGAAGAGCAGATTGAACGCCGTGATGTTGATACATCTAACTTCTCAGGTCTTGTAGTTCCTCAGTACCTCGTTGATCTCGCTGCACCTTATGCACGCGCTGGCCGACCAACTGCTGATTTCGCTACAAACAAGCACGTTCTTCCTGCTGCTGGTATGACACTGAACATTTCTCGTATGACAACAGGTACATCAACAGCCGTACAGGTCACACAGAATGATGCAGTTTCAGAGACAGATTCAGATGACACACTACTCACAATCAATGTGCGTACAATCGCTGGACAGCAAGATGTCTCACGCCAGGCAATCGAACGCGGTACAGGTGTTGATTCATTCATCATCCAAGACCTCATTCGTTCTTGGCACACAACTCTTGATAACCAAATCCTCAATGGTGCTGGAACTTCAGGAACAATCAAGGGCCTTCGTGCTTCAGGTGGAAACGCAATCACTTTCACAGCGACAACACCAACAGTTGCACTTCTCTATCCAAAGCTCGCTGATGCAGTGCAGCAGATTCAGTCAAACGCTTTCATTAGCCCAACACACTGGATTATGCACCCACGCCGCCTAGCGTTCCTTCTTGCTGCTACAGACACAACAGGCCGTCCGCTTGTAGTGCCAGCACCAAACGGAGCAATGAACGGCGTTGCAGCAGGTAACGGCGCAGTTGCTTATGGCAACTCAGGTTACTCATTGATGGGCTTGCCTATCATTGCAGATGCAAACGTAGGAACAACTTACGGCGCATCAACAAACCAGGATGAAATCTATTGCGTATCAGCACCTGAATTCCATCTTTGGGAACAGCCTGGCGCACCATTCGCATTGCAGTTCGATGCAACTGGCGCAGACAAGCTACAGATCAAGTCAGTAATCTACGGATTCGCTGCTGCTTCAGCAGAGCGTTACCCACTTGCTGCTTCAATCATCTCAGGTACAGGTTTAGCAGCACCAACCTTCTAATCTGAGCAAGTAACAAATTGTGTGGGTGGGGTTAGTTCCCCCCGATTGACCTCACCCACACTTCTTACTGATTCGGGGGAATCAATGAAGTCAGGTCATATAGTTTCAATCGGGTCTTGCGACCCAGGCACAGTTAATGGTGCTTTTGCATATCGTTTGATTCAGCTCGTTCAGGCAAGGTCATCACGCCTTGGGCCGTTCGTGAGAGTCAAAGGTTCAGGCTTGCTTTCAAAGCAGCGCAACCGAGTAGTAAAACAATTTTTAGAAACGAAGTCTGATTGGCTTCTTCTTCTTGATAGCGATGAACAATTAACACTTGATGCTTTTGACAAGTTAATTGAAACCGCACACGATAAAGACCGCCCAGTTGTTGCAGGTCTAGTTTTTGCAGGATTCGGGGTCGAAGGCGCACTTTATCCAAAGCCTGTGCCAGCAATCTTTCAAGATGCACCTGAAGGATTCCTGCCTTTATTTAAGTATGACAAGAACTCAGTCTTTGAGATTGATGCAGCAGGTACAGGTTGCTTGCTTATTCACCGAAGCGTTCTTGAGAAGATGCGTGACAATGCTGATCCGCACCAAGGCACAGATTGGTGTTGGTTCTTTGATGGGCCTATCAACGGCGAATGGATAGGTGAAGATTTACTCTTTTCCCGTAGAATTCGCTCACTAGGTTTTCCAATTCACGTTAATACAGGCGCAGTTTTACCGCATCAAAAGTCATACTGGATTGATGAAAGACACCAAGACTATTGGAAATAATAAAAAAGATTTTGCGTAGAAAGCCAAAGCCAAAAGAAACGGCAACAGCAATCCCGCAACTTGAGAAAGCGATACTGCCAAAGGCAGAGATGAGGTTAAAGCGTGGCTCTAACTAACTGCTACACCACACTTGCTGAACTTAAAGCAGCGTTGGGGATTGAAGATAGCGTTGATGATACTGCTCTTGAAGCAGCCATCACTGCTGCAAGCCGTATGATTGATGACTATACAGAGCGATTCTTTTACAAGGATGGCACAGTAGGTTCACCGGTATATCGCTATTACACACCTCAAGACATCACAGTTTTGATGATTGATGACATTACGACAATCTCTGAAGTTGCTATTGATGCCGCTTTTGACCAAACCTACTCAACAGTTTTTGCCACTTCGGATTACCTAGTTGAGCCTGTAAATGCACCGCGCAAGGGTTGGCCTTATACCCGCATCCTTGCCACAGGATCATATATTTACCCATATCCACTGCCTCAGTCAGTACGCGTGCAGGGCGTTTGGGGTTGGTCGGCAGTGCCTTCAGAAATCTCGATGGCAACGCTAATCCAAGCCTCACGCCTATTTGCACGCCGTCAATCTCCATTTGGTATCGCGGGTGCGCCTGATTTGGGCGTAGTTCGCCTTTCAGCTCGCCTTGATGCAGATGTTGAAGTTCTATGCAAGCCATTTCGCCGTAGAAAGGGAGTTGCTTACTAATGAACGTGAGCAATGTTCGAGATGGCATTAAAACACGCCTTCAGACCATTTCAGGTTTGCGTGTGTGGGATGTAATCCCTGACCAGGTAACACCGCCCGGTGCGGTAGTGGGTCAATTAGATTTCACATTTGATATTGACAATGCACGCGGGGTGGACTTAGCAAATGTTGATGTTTATGTGATTGTTCAACGAATGGATGCACGCTCAGGGCAAAATAAGTTGGATGGATACTTAGCAGGTTCAGGATCAAGTTCAATCAAAGCAGCGATTGAAGGCGATAGAACTCTAGGTGGCACAGTAAATACATTACGCGTGACAAGAGCTGAAGCAGGTACTTATCTTCAGGGTGATGTCACATTTCTTTCATACCGATACAGCCTCACAATTTGGGGATAAGGAGAACAAATGAGTTACACAGTTACCTCAGACCTTGAGGTTTGCGGCAAGAAAAAGGGTGAGACTCTCACCGAAAAAGATTTGGTTGGGATGAATGTAGAGGCGCTTATTGGCGCAGGTCACATTTCAGATTCAGCTTCAAAGCCAGTAACAGCAACCGAAGGAGAAACTAAATAATGGCACGCATCGTTCTAACAGATGTAAAATGCACAATCAATGGAGTCAATTTGAGTGATCACATTGCCTCAGTAACAATCAATCAGAGCAATGATGTCGTTGAGACAACTGCTTTTTCTTCAACTGCTGCAAAAACTCGCGTTGGTGGCTTGCAAGATAATTCAGTTACTCTTGAATTCCATCAAGACTTTGCTTCAAACAATGTTGAGCAGACAATCAACGGCTCATCATCACTCGTTGGCACGCTAACAACAGTTGTTGTTTCACCAACATCTACAGTCTCAGCGACTTCACCTTCATACACATTCTCAGCACTTGTCTCAGAATGGACACCTTTGAACGGCGCAGTTGGTGAGCTTTCAACAGCATCCGTCACTTGGCCGATTTCAGGCGCTATCACAAAGGCTACTTCATAATGGCACGCATCGTATTAACTAACGCATCCGTTGTTTTCGGTACATCAAATGATTTGAGCGATCACATTGCGAGCGTAACAATCAATACTTCTTACGATATCGTGGAAACCACGAGCTTCGGATCGACTGCAAAGACAAGAATCGCTGGCTTGGCTGACAATTCAGTAAGTCTTGAATTCCATCAGGACTTTGCTTCAGGTTCAGTTGAATCAATCATTTATCCGCTTCTTGGTACAGCCATCACAATCAAGGTGAAGCCTGTTGCAGATACAGTGACAACAACAAATCCACAGTACGCGTTCTCTGCTCTTATCTCTGAATGGACTCCACTCAACGGAGCAGTTGGAGAATTGGCAACAGCATCTGTGACTTGGCCTATTTCGGGCGTTATTACAAAGACAACAGCATAATCAACTAAGGGGGAAGTAAGATGGATGGATTATCAGTAAAGGTTAAGGTCGCGGGCGCAGAGGAAAATACATATCCTCTGCGACCACGCACCATCATTTCATTCGAGCAAAAGTTCAATAAAGGCTTTGCGAAACTTCTTGATGAAGGTCGCATCGAATATATCTATTGGCTTGCTTGGCACTCAATGAGAGAAGCAGGGGTTGTTGTTAAGCCTTTTGATGGCGGTTTCGTGGATACTCTTGAAAGCGCATCATTGACTACAAACCCAAATTCCGAATCCACAGAGAATCTCTAACATACAGCATTGCTGCAATCTCTGTGGAAACAGGTATTTCACCGCTTGATTTGTTAGACTCGCCGGATGGAATTCTTGAAGCAATAGTCATTTACCTCAAAGAACGAAATAAAGCGCGGAGCAAATAAGTGGCTGAAAAAGAAGTAATCGTGCTGACAGGCATCAAAGAAACAATTGATGCCCTGAAGCAGTTTGATAAGAAAGCAGTGCGAAACTTCAATAAGGTCATCAACTCTGAACTTTCGAGCGCCGAAACTAGCGCCCGATCCATAGTTGCTCGAATTAACAACTCACAAGGTACTGGCACACCGATGAGTGGATGGAGACAGTCAGACCCGACTCGACCTTCATCCACTCGCGGTGGTGCAGGGTGGCCCGCGTGGAAACCTGCCGATATTGCAGCAGGAATTGTTAAATCAAAAGCTCAGGGTCGAGTTCGTGGTGACTACACCACAAGCGCAGGTAAGTTGATAAATAAGAGCGCAGCAGGTGCAATCTTTGAAGTTGCAGGGCGTAGGACTAAGGGAACAGCAGCGCGAACTTCAGGCGCTCAGTTCCTGCGTAACCTAGGAAACCGATTTGGCAGAGCATCACGCCTCATTTGGTCGGTAGTTGATAAAGATGGAGAGCGAATTCAGCGCAATGTCGCTAAGGCTCTTGAAGATGCAAAACAAGAATTAAGGCAAGCATTGAACAAAGAGAAGGGGTAAAAAATGGCAACAGGCGCAATAGTCGCACGCATCCTTACCCAATACTCAGATAAGGGTTCAAAGCAAGCTCAAAAGGATATTAAGAAACTTGGCTCAGAAATTGACAAGTTTGCTAAGAGGTCATTTCAGGCATTTGGGCTTGCCGCTGCTGCCTCTGCTGCCTTTGCAACAAAGATTGGCGTAGATGCAGTTAAGGCTGCCATTGAGGATCAGAAATCTCAGGCTATCCTTGCCAACGCTTTACGCAATACAGTTGGCGCAACAGATGAAGCAATTAAAGCCACTGAAGATTATATTTCAAAGCAACAACTCTTGGTTGGTGTTTCAGACACTCAATTAAGACAATCGCTTATTACACTCACAAGCGTTACACATAATTTAGCCGAAGCACAATCACTTCAAAACATTGCTCTTGATGTTGCTGCCTCAGGCTTTGGCGATGTAGAGTCAGTTTCAAAGGCTCTCGCTAAGGCATACGCTGGCAATCTAGGCGCACTCAAGAAGTTAGTGCCAGGCTTAGATGCCAACATTGTAAAAACTAAAGATTTTGATGCTGCAATGAAATACTTGAGTAAAACCTTTGGTGGCGCTGCTGCTACAAGCGCAGATACTCTTGAAGTTCGTTTGCGTATTCTCAAACTTGCTTATGATGAAGTGCTTGAGAGCCTTGGTTATGCGCTTTTGCCTGTTGTTCAGGAATTTGCAAAGTACCTTCTCAGCGATGTATTGCCACGCGTACAAGAATGGGTTGATCTCAATAAGGATGAATTGGCAGCAGGGTTGCAATCTGCCGCAGGATTCCTCAAAACTCTTATCGAACGCGCAATGGAATTTGGGCAGTGGGTCACAGATAACATCACCACTGTTAAGATTCTCGCTGGTCTTATTGCAACGATGTTTGTTGCTGATAAGGTTGCAGGATTCGTTATTGCGCTTCAAACAGTCACCGCAGCATTTGCCGCGCTACGCGCAACTGCTCTTGGCGCTGCGATTGCAGCAGCGTTTGCCACAGGTGGTTTGAGCCTTGCAGGTGCTGCTGCTGCCTTGGCTGCTGCTGGGGTTGCAACTCTTGGTTTGGCTTATGTCAAAAACCAAATGGATAAGGGCAATGAAAAAACTACCAAATCCACAAAGGGTTTAACAGGCGCTACAAAAACAAATACAGGCGCGACCAAAGATGCCACCAATAAAATTACTCAATACAATGCTGCCGTAGGCACTACAACCACAAAAACAAAGACTTTAACAGATGAACAAAAGAAGGCACTTGAGGTTCAAAAGGCTCTCAATGTTCAGTTTGGTGTCACCACAAAAGAGAATGATCCAATTCAACTTGAGGCGGCTCGACTCAACCTTATCAAGCAACAGCAATTAGGTATGCAAGCCGTTGATGCTGCTGCTTGGGCATTATTCCAAACTCAGGTAAAAATCAACTACGAGGCTGAACGCTATAAAGATATTCAGCTCGTTATCGCGGATCAGAAACTTGATACAGGCGAAATTGCTGCTTTGGCTAAAAAGTGGAGTATGTCTGAAAGCGCGGTTATTGCTTACATCGCATCCGTAACAGGGGCAGGCAAAATCGTGGGGCTTGATAGCCCAGGCAATGTGGCTGCTATCGGCTGGAAAAATGCTCTTGATGCCTACAATGCTTACTTACTTGCACAAGGTCAAAAGGTCACAGTAAAACCACCTGCTGCGGAATCAGTCGCTGCTGCCTCAATTGCCTCACCTTCAACAGTAGGCGTGGGTGCAACAGAGGCTCAGACAACCTATGAATCAATGATTTCTCAGGGATATGATACAAGCGCAGCACTTTCTTCAGCTCGCTATGCTGGAATGGCTGCTCAATACGCTGCTCAACAGGCTGCTGCAACTGCTTCAGGCGTTGTTCAAGGCTTTACGCCAACAGCAACTTATGGTGCAGGTGTCTCACCTGGAAGCGCAGGATTTGTCGGCCCAACAATCAATGTGAGCGTAAATGCTGGCAGTGTTGTTGGTAGCCCTGATGCTCTTGTGGCTACAGTTCGTGAAGGTATCTTGGCTGGTCAATCAAGCGGAAACAAAATCCTATTGAACCCATTGGACTTGTAAAATGAGTATGCCAGTTTTAGGTGTGAGCATTGATTTTGCAAACGGCCCTGCCTTCGGCAACCCACTTGTTCTTGATGATCCGACTTCATTTCTTGATGAGGCTATCCTTGCCGATAGTGCAGCAGATGTGGTGGATGTCAGCAATATAACCCTACGCGTGCAAACCAAGCGTGGGCGAAACCGCATCCTTAATAAGTTCGAGGCAGGAAGTGCTAGCATCACCTTGCGTGATGACAACGGCGATTTCTCACCTTCCAATACCTCATCTCCCTACTACGGCAAGCTCGTACCTCTTCGTAAGGTGCGCGTGTGGGCTGATTATCAGGATGAAGATACTCTTATCACCACTCGTTACTTCATCTTTTCAGGCTATGTCACCTCTTATGACACAAACTTTGTGCGTGGAGCCGAAGAGACATCCACAGTCACGCTTCAATGCGTAGATGGATTCCGACTCTTTACGAACATCGCCATTTCTACAGTTTCAGGCGCACCTGCGGGGCAATTGTCGGGCGCAAGAATCAATGCTTTGCTTGATTTGGCGGACTACCCTGCCTCTCAGCGTGCGATTGATACCGGCAACAGCACCCTTCAGGCAGACCCAGGAACAGCGCGATCCTTGCTTGAGGCAATCCAAACTGTTGAAGTCAGCGAATTCGGCGGCTTCTTCTTTCAAAGCACAGGCACTGCCACCTTCTTATCTCGCAATACAGTCTCGCTCAAAGCAGATGAGACTCCATACAATTTCAGCGATGACGGCACAGGCATCGGTTATTCGGCGATTGACTTTGCCTACGATGACCAGCTCATTGTGAATGATGTAACTGTTCAAAGGTTGGGGGGCGTGGCACAGAATGTGCAGGATGCCACCTCAATTGAGACTTACTTTATTCACTCAGGCCAACGCACAGGCATCTTAGTTCAGACAGATACTGAAGCCAACAATCAGGCAGTGATGCTCTTGAACGCTCGAAAGAATGCCACCCTGCGTATTGACTCAATGACCTTGAATCTCTTTGATACTAATGCCAACGCAAATGACCGCATTATTGCGGGGCTTTCAATGGAGATTTTTGACCTTCTCAATATCACCAAGCAAATGCCAGGTGGATCAGTGGTGACACGCGAGTTATTCTGCCAAGGAGTAGCCCACGAAATTACGCCAAGAATATGGAATACTACTATCTATACATCCGAGCCTTTGATTCAAGCATTTATCTTAGATTCAACAACACAAGGAACGCTGGACAATTCCAACGCGGTTTTGTCTTACTAAATAAGGAGCAAAAATGGCAGGTCTAGGCTATAAGGATTTCACTGTAGGTCAGGTGCTTACATCGGCTGAGGTTGATGGATACTTGATGCAGCAAACTATTATGAAGTTTGCAGATTCTGCAGCTCGAACCACTGCTCTTTCAGGCGTACTTGCTGAAGGTATGTTTTCATACCTAGCAGATACAAATGCAACTGAGTATTACGATGGCAGCGCGTGGGTTTCAATTTCTAACCCAGGTGACATCACAGCAGTTGTTGCTTCAACAGGATTGAGCGGTGGGGGAACATCGGGTAGCGTTTCACTTGCTTTTGATTATTCAGTAGGAAACCAATCAGTCGAGAACGCTCAGACTGGAACTACCTATACTCTCGTTCTCACAGATGCTGGCAAGATGGTTACTCTTACCAACGCCTCAGCAATCACACTTACAGTGCCACCTAACAGTTCAGTGGCATTTCCAACAAATACCCGCATTGACTTGCTTCAATATGGTGCTGGTCAGGTAACAGTCGCTGCTGGCAGTGGAGTGACGATTGCTTCTAAGGCTTCAGCATTGAAGTTGTCAGCCCAATATGCCGGTGCGACCCTTTGGAAGAAGGCAACTGATACTTGGGTTCTCGTAGGGGATATTTCAGCCTAATGAGTCCACTACCACCGCTAGGGTTTAAGCAATTCGTTGCCGCCTCTACAAATTCTTATGAGAGCATTTCTACTGTAACAGTTGGATCAGGTGGGTCTAGTTCTATCTCATTTTCATCAATTCCTAGCACTTACAAGCATTTGCAAATTCGCGCAATGGCAAAAATGAGTTCTACGGCAGCTAGTGGGGATGACGGCTGGATAGTTCAATGCAACGGGGATACAGGAACAAATTACGCGTGGCATATGCTCTACGGCGCAGGAAGTTCTGCAAACGCTTTTACTCCGGGTGCTTCGCAATCTCGTATGTACCCTTACGGATTAGCGTTTAGCGGTTCAGGTAATATCGGCTGGGGCGTTATGGTTGCCGATGCTTTAGATTATGCAAATACCTCAAAATATAAAACATTTAGATATTTGAGTGGTTATGATTCAAACACGCTTTCCGGTGACGTTGTTTTTGCTTCTGGAATGTGGATGAATACTGCTGCTATTACTTCAATTTCTATTGCTAGTCCTTTTGGCAATTTTGTTGAATACTCATCATTCGCACTCTACGGAATTAAGGGGGCATAACAAATGGCAGCAGGATCAACTTATACCCCGATTGCGACTACTACTTTGGCAAGCAATCAAGGAACAGTTACCTTTTCTTCAATTCCTACTACTTACACAGACCTTCGCTTAATCATCAAGGGCGGTTTTGTGGATAACGGATTTATCTTTGGAATCAGAGTTGGAAACGGCTCAGTAGATTCAGGCACTAATTATTCATTTACTTGGATGCGTGGTAACGGAACATCTGCAACGTCTGGGCGGTATTCAGGTATGACTTTAGGCGCAGCGTGCGAAGAAGGCAAAGATGACCTTAACAATATCTGCATTGTTGATTTTATGAACTATTCCAATACTTCAACATATAAAACTTGGGTAACGCGTAAAGGCAACGCAGGTAATACTACAGACTCAACAGTAAATTTATGGCGTTCAACTTCTGCAATTAACACAATAGCTATTGCTGAGTCAGGAGCAGGTGGTACAGGCTCATTTAATTACGGCAATATGCTTGCCGGAACTACCTTTACCCTCTACGGAATTCAGGCGGCATAATGGCAAATACCTTTGAACTTATAGCTTCTTCTACTGTGGGCTCTGGTGGGGCTTCTTCTATTGACTTTACAAGTATTCCTAGCACTTACACAGACCTTTGCTTAAAGTTTTCAGTAAGAGATACCAACGCGGGAGCAGCGGTTAATATGTTCATCAAGTTAAATACTTCTACTTCAAACTTTACAGCAAAAGGTCTAAGCGGTACAGGTTCAGCTGCTCAGAGTTACAACATCACAGACGGCTACTTAGGTGTTATTAACGGGGCTGGTTCAACATCAAGCACGTTTTCGTCAGGTGAGTTGTATTTTCCTAATTATGCAGGAAGTACCAACAAGTCTTTCAGTAATGAAATTGTGCAGGAAAACAACGGCACAACTGCCTACGCTCAAATGCAAGCAGAGTTGTGGTCTAACACCGCAGCGATAAACGCAATCAGCCTTACACCTACAACCTTGTTTACCCAATACTCAACCGCCTATCTATATGGAGTCAAAAATGCCTAACCCAACACGAATCGAAATCAACTGCGAGACAGGCGTTGAGTCAATCATTGAACTCACAGACGCTGAAGTTGCTGAAATGGAAGCAGCGGCCGCAATCGCTGAAGCGGATCGCGTAGCACGCGAGGAAGCAGCCGAGGCACTTGCTGCGCTCAAGGCATCTGCGAAGGCAAAGCTCATTGCAGGGCAACCGCTAACGGCTGAAGAAGCAGACACGCTCGTTATCTAAGTTTCATTTCATCGGGGGCTAGAATTTAAGGAGCAATCGTGGCTTACTCACGGCATTTTACAATCACCACCACAAGGCAATTGATTGTTCCTGTAGATGGATCAGCACAAGAAGTGTTACTGCACTCTTCAGGTGGCACTGTGTATATTGGCGGTTCAGATGTCAAATCTGATAATGGCTACAAGATGGATGTGGGCGATAAAGAAACATTTATCATTCACCCAGGCGATGAGATATATGCAATCACTAGCTCAGGTTCAACTCAAATTATGATGCTTTTCTTGGTGCGATGATGAACGCTACTGATTACGCTACAATTGCCGTTGCAACAATTGCAATTATTTCAGGATTTACCGGGGCAGTTAGATGGCTTGTGAAGCATTATCTAGCTGAATTGAAACCAAACGGGGGCAGTTCAATGCGCGATAGCGTGAACGCTAACTCCGAGAGGCTCAAACGACTTGAATCAAGGGTTGATAAGATTTACGAAATTCTCTGCGAAAGCAAAGGCAAGTAGGCTTGCGGTAGTTGTTGGCATCATCTTTGCCTATTCTTTCTTATTCCCTGCCGAGGCTCAGGCCCAACAAACAGGGATGGTTCAAGTAACTTGCACCAACGGCACATTTAATGTGGGTTGGGATAACTCAAACTCATACTTTGCAGATAAAGGCAACATTGCTGCCTTTTATTGCTTCATTGTTCAGCATACTGAATATGTAAGCGATAGCCTCACAGATGATTCTTTGCGTTATTACAATGGCGTGATTCCTACGCCAACACCTACGCCTGAGCCAACTCCGACACCTACAGTTGATCCGACTCCAACACCTGAACCAACACCTTCTCCATCACCAACTGTTGATTCTCCAACTGTAATCGTTGAGCCATCTCCAACCGCAACAGTCACACCAACACCACAGGAAACACCAACTGTGGTTGTTCAAGAGACTCCAACTGTGGTTATTCAAGAGACTCCAACTGTAATTATCAACGATACTTCGACTGTAATTGTGAGCGATACTTCAACGGCAGTGGTAACTCCAACCCCTGAGCCAACCCCTGAGCCAACTCCGACTCCGACTCCCCCACCGGCAGTTGAACCAGCACCCGCACCTGCGCCTGTGCAACAACCCGCACCGCAACCCGCGCCTGAGCCAACACCCGCACCTCAACCTGCACCTGCGCCTATTGCAATTCCTGATCCTGCACCCGTTCCTGCACCCGAACCACCTGCGGTTGAACCTGAACCGCCTGTTGTCGAGCCTGAACCGCCTGTAGTTGCGCCCGAACCACCCGCACCTGCACCTGAACCAGCGCCCGAACCTGCACCGGTTCCTGTTGAACCAGCACCTGAACCTGCGCCTGTTCCTGTTGAACCTGCGCCTATTCCTGCGCCTGAGCCAATACCTGCGCCTGTTCCTGTAGCTGAACCCGCACCTGCAATCGCACCTTCTTATGAGAATCCAGTTGCAATCGGATCAGTAGATGTGGCAACACTGCCACCCGATACGCCTGTTGAACTTGAAAACGGCGTAATCCTTACGGCTGAAGTTGTTGTTGCTCTCGTTTTGCTTGAAAATCCAAGTGAGCTAATTTCCGCAATCTTTACAGACCCAGGGCAAGCGTTAATGGCGCTGGCAAATGTAGGTGCGGATATGTCACCTGAAGTTCGTGAGAAGGCTGAAGATACAATCATTGCAGCCGTTATCGCAGGGGGAATCGCTACTCAGTCGGCAGTAACTGCTGCTGGCGCTGCCGCATATAGGAGAAACCCTTGAGAAAGTTCATCAACGCAATTCTTGACCAAACCTACACACTGCTTGGAATGTTCGTTGCCTGGGTAGTTTTAGAGGGAAGCGCACGAACAATTGTTACTTATGCAATCTTCATCGCAATGATGATTGATGCTACTCGACAGACCTTTAGAAAGGATCAAGAATGAACCTAGTAAAAGACATTTTAGGGCGTATGGTTGCCGTGTTCGTTATTGGCGCGGCTGGATTCATCTCAGGCGGTGCAGTAATTGGCGCAGTCACAGATGTTCAGATTTCACCGGCAATCTCTGCTGCAATGGCAGGATTTGTCGCAGTAATGGATGTTCTCGTTGAACTAGCTCGCCTTTATGTAGGCGATGGCAAACTTTCACGCGAGGAAGTCAATCAGGCATTTAGCAAGGCTTCAAAGTCAGATAAAGAAGAAAAGGGGAAGTAAATGGGTCAGCGCAATGACTTCATCAAGGTAGCAAGAGCAGAAATCGGGGTAATCGAAGGCCCAAAGGATAATGAAACCAAGTATGGTGCATTTACTAAGGCCAACTTCTTGCCTTGGTGTGGGTCTTTCGTGATGTGGTGTGCAAATGAAGTGGGTCTAAAGATTCCTTCAGTTGTCAGCACTGTTGCGGGCGCTCAAGCATTTATCAAGAAGAACAAATGGGAAGCAGTTGCGGATGCAGTGCCACTCCCAGGTGACATCGTTTTCTTCGACTTCCCAAATGACGGAATTGATAGAATTTCTCACGTTGGCATCGTTGTTCGCGACAATGGAGATGGCACTGTAATCTGCATTGAAGGCAACACATCCCCTGATAAAAAGGGAGATCAGCGCAATGGTGGCGAAGTTTGCCTCAAAAAGCGTGCGTATAAGCCTAAAAATGGCGCGGCATTGAAGAAGAGTTTGCCTGTTTATATCGTAGGATTCGGCAAGCCAACTTTCAAAGATTAAGGGGAAGCAATGCAACGGGGGGATTTTCTTGATGAGGCTAAAAGCCTTGTAAATGGTAAGAGGAATCAGGCTCACGGCGATCCGCTTGAGAACCATCAACGGATTGCAGGTATTTGGAGCGTGATTCTTGGCGTAGAAATCAGCGCCTATCAAGCCTCTTTAATGATGGTTGGTCTGAAGTTAGCGCGTGCAAGTTATGCGCCGATTGACGATACCTTTATTGATATGTGTGGGTACGCGGCACTTTCGGGGGAAATTAGCCACCGAGAAGCCAAACCACTATGATTTGAAAGCACACTAGATTTTCCTTCTAATCGGGGAAAGCAAGAGCCTGTAACACCTAGCCGTTCCTAGGGGTTACAGGCTCTTTTTCTGTTTATAGACCTTTAAGTTCTTTCTTAAACTTCTCGACTTCTTCTTGAATTTTAACCGCTTCAGCTTTATGTTCGTGTCTGATTGGTAGCACCATCATCGGCAATAGCGCCCAAAAGCCGAAGAAGTAACCTGCAAACGCCCAAAATACGATGTTGCGCCCTACGCCAAGCGCGAGAATGGCGCAGATAATCGGTGGCAGGAATTTAAGCATCTTGCACCCATTGACTGAGCATCTCGTTGATTACCTTACTCACGCCATCGTTTCCTGCTTTTTCTTGAGCCTTTGCCCAAAGTTCATCACTGATCCTGATTGAGCGAATCTTTGTTGCCATTATCCAATCACCTCATCAATCATCTTTGAGCAAGAGCCATATCCAAGGGTATTGCCATCAAGATTGCCGACATAGCAAACATCGCGTGTGGCATAGGTAAATAGGCTGACAATAAGGAGTGCAAGACTCCACATCACAATAATTCCGCGTTTGTTGAGTTTCATATTAGTTCTCGATTTCTGCAATAAATGCTAGGGCTAGGGCTGAGTTCTTAATTGCTTCGCGTAGTGATTGCTTGATTTGGTCAATATCAGCCTCTTCAGAGGATTCAATAAGGCTCTTGCCGATATTGTAGGAATTGTCTTGAATCTGAATAAACAACTCTTTGTACGCACCCATTTTATTTATCTCCAACTCTCACGATAAAGCACTGATAACACTCAGACATTTTTGCAACGCCATCAAACTTCTTGGCGCATAGGTAGCAAGTATTTTCGTAAGTCATTATGCACCTGCCTTGATTACTAATGATGCGTGCAAGTCTGAGCAAGGCTCGCAAACAAACGCTACAAAAGTTTGCCCATTGTCATATTGATACCAACGCTTCACAAGTGCTTTTGCAGACTTTCCACACATATTGCAATTGAGTATTCGCTTTGTCATTATGCACCTGCCTTGATCTTGTTAGATGGATGCTCAGGTGAATCCCAAGGCACACAAGTTTCACAAACTAGATTCTCGCCACCAAGAAGGTGGGTGTAGTAGAGCGACCAATTATCAAGTGGAGTCTTATGCTTGATTGCTTTTGGCTTTGCTTCAATCGCGCAACGAAGATAAGCACCTGAGTGTGGCTCGCAAGTAACATCGCCATTATCTGAAATCCAAAGTTTCTGTGTAGTCATTATGCAACCGCCTTTACAATCTCGAAGTATTTTGCCTTTGCATCTGTAAGTGTTGAAGCACCTGCGATTGCTGAGAAATACTTACCATCTGTGTTCTTGCGAGAAATAATCCACTCTGACTTTCCACCATTGAATGAGAAGTATTCAATTCGGAATTCTTCGTTTGTGCTGATGAACTTGCCACGATTGATTTGAAAGAGTTGCATTTTTTGATCCGTTCTATTGTCGCGCCGTTCGCTTCAATAGGTAAAACTTAGCAGATGTATGGACAGGTATGTGTCAATACAGGGTATTTTAGGTCACATTTTGGTAACGATTTTTGAGCCTATTTGGGGCCGATTTGAGCGTGTGTAGCTCGAATCCTAGGTAATCCACGCCACACGCCCTAGAATTGCCCTATGACAACGATTGTGGGCTATCAGGGGGCAGATTTCGCCATCCTTGGGGCAGATAGCCAAATCACCGATGGGGATAAGCGCATCATCTCCCCTAGCACCCCCAAAATCGTAAAAGTCGGCAAGTACCTGCTCGCAGTCTCAGGCGATTGCCGCCCTGGGGATTTGCTTATGTATAACTGGAAACCGCCCGCCTATGACGGCACTGATCCTGTGAAGTTTATGGGCAAAAAGATTATCCCTAGCATCATCACCACTTTTAAGGCTTACGGGTATGACCACACCAAAGAGGGTGTCAGTTATTCCTACCTTCTCGCCTTCGCTGGCAATATCTTTGAGATTGGCGATGAACTTTCCATTAGCCAAAGCCAAGATGGAATCTATGGCGTGGGCAGTGGCTCGCCTTACGCGCTTGGGTTCCTTGCCGGCACTATTGCCAATCTTGCAAAGCCTGAATGGGCGCAGGATCAGATTCTTCAGGCGCTTGAGGTATCAGCCAAATATGACATCAACACCTGCCAACCTTTTCAAATCGAGGTTCAAAAGGCGTAAGAGCTTGGCGTGTCAGTGGTCATTTGTAGGCTACTTTATGACACCCTAAAGCCTCAACGAAAGGAACGGAATATGACTTTATTTTTAACGGCAGGTGCAAGCGTGCTTGCAATGCTATTTATCTTTTGGATGCTTTTGAGCAAAGATGATTTTCTAGGAGATGAGATTCGCAAATCATCTTTAGATGGTGATAAGTAATGCGTGATCCACTATTTTCAGTTCACACCACTGATTCAGGCGCAGTCTGTCTTTACTTAGAAGAGCAAGAGGCTTGCATTGATTTGGTCGAGGATGTTCTCAACTTCAACTCAATTGATGACTTAGATGCACTCAAGGGTGCTTCATCTGCAAGCCTAAAAGAAGATGGCGTGGTTGAGGCTCTTGATAGGGCTAGAAATGACCTGCCTGAGATGGCTCTCAAGATTGCCATAATGACTGAGGATGAGGCTTTCAATCTATGCCAAGACATCATCACTTCAATCAAGAAGCGCCGACTCTTCAACGCAGATGAGATGGCAACTAAGGTTGCGAAGTTGAGATTGGTGGAGTAATTGGCAAATCCAAACGGCAGAAAAGGCTCACTCTTTGTTTCAAATGTTCGTGATTGGTTGCGTGCCAAGGGTGCGCTCGCTGAGAAACTTGCATTGAGTGGGGCTAAGGATGAAGGAGATATGGCAGTGGTTATCGCTGGCAAAACCTTCGTACTTGAACTCAAGAACCACAAGAGCCTTTCCTTGCCTGACTTTTGGAGACAAGCCCAAGTTGAGGCGGTTAATTACGCCAAGGCGCGAGGCTTGGAAGAAGTACCACTGCACTATGTAGTAGCCAAGAGGCGCAATGCCTCAGTGGAGCAAGCCTGGGTAATTCAGGATTTAGAGCAATGGTTAAAGGAGAAGCAGGGTTGAACTTCAATATAGATGCACCTGACTTCCCACAGGCGGTATGCGCCACATTAGAAGATAAAGATTTCTTCTTCCCTAAAGCGGGGAAGCAAGAGGCAGAAAGACTGCCACAGTTACGCGCCTTGTGTGCTACCTGTATCCACGAAAAGGAGTGTTTGGAATACGCAACGGAAAGACAGATGGACTACGGATTTTGGGGCGGTAAATCTGCCCGTGAACGATCCGATTCAAGAGCGCCAAGAAAGCGAGGCTTTGCCCAAAGTGGGCGAGCCAAGAAAATCAAGGGGCTTTTTGTAGATGGTAAATCTGTTGAGGAAATCTCAACCCTGACTGGATTTCGTAGGCACTATGTCAATCGAATTCTCAATGTTCTCAGGGGTGGGGCTAACAAAGGAGCTACACCATTACACGAACAGACAAAAAACTCGCACGAAGGCTCGCAGCCATCCTAGGCGCAAGCATCGTGACATCATTTGCAGTGCAAGCAATAAACCCGACTCAGGCAGTTCCTGCGTTGGTTATTTACAAGGAACGCCCTGCTTTGTTGCAGGTCAATCCTAAAGAAGTTGCTCAAGAGTTACTGACTCCCAAAGCCTATAAGTGCTTCAATGCAATTATGGTCAAAGAGAGCCATTGGAAGGATCATCAAAATCCGACTAGTTCGGCTTCAGGAGTTGGGCAGTTGCTCAAAGGCACTTACAAAAATCTTGGAATGAAGAAGGGCGAGTCGCGAGTCTCTCAGACAATCGCGGCGCTATCCTACATTTCGAGAAAGTATGGCTCAGGTGGAGCGTGCAAAGCCTGGGAACATCACAAAAAACACAATTGGTACTAAACAATACTAGGGGGAACGGAAAATGAGTATTGAACTCGAAATAGGGGTCATCGAGCTTGATGATGGCGCACAGGCTTGGCTTTTGGCATATAAAGATGCAACTGCCAAGATTGCTGAACTTGAAGAGAAGCGTGCGGTAGCACGCGAACATCTTGAGGCAGCATTGGGGGAAGCCGAGACTGCGTGCGTTAAAGGTCATCCTGTAGTTCGATTTACGAAGGTTGAATCTAAGCGTTTTGACACCAAGCGTGCGAGAGAAATCTTGCCACCGCAGGTGCTTGATGCGCTTGAGGTTTATTCGTATTCACGCAGATTTACACTTGTGAAGGATGGGGAATGACCTTTACACCACTCAAACCTGAACTTGAATTACTTGCAGACGAACTCAAACGCGAACTCTGCCAAGTAATCACAGATGCTGGCACTTACTCGCCACGCTCTCGCCAAGTCTCCATAGGCCCATCTGAATTGGGCGAGGAATGTACGCGCAAACTTGCTTACAAGTTGCTTGATTGGGAGAAGGTTAATGTCTCTTCAGGTGGATCGTGGGCAGCACAAGTTGGCACGGCAATTCACTCGCACCTTGAGCAGATTTTTAGCGGTAATGAGAAGTATGCAACCGAAACTCGCGTGGAGATTCGAGCAGGGCTTAAAGGCACTGTGGACTTATTTCACAATGAACGCAATATGGTTCTTGATTGGAAAACCAAATCACCAACAGGTGTGAAGGAAAAACGCTCTCAAGGCGCATCCAAAAAAGAGATTATTCAGGTGATGACTTATGCCTATGGCAAGGTCAAAGAAGGCACAAAGGTTGATTATGTTGGCTTGGTCTTTCTGCCTACAGGTGGGCAGGTTTCAGATATGTATGTTGAATTGCATCAATACAATGAACAATATGTAACTGAAGCTCTAGCCCGCATTGATAATGTTTATACCTTGCTCTCAACCATTGATGTTGAGGCAAACCCTGCAATGTGGGAACACATCCCTGCCGTACCTTCGCGCCTATGTATGTATTGCCCATACTTTCAGCCATTTAGCAAAGACCTTGCAACGGCTTGCCCAGGTGATAGCAATGTGTGAGCGAGACGGGTGCGATTGCACCTTGAAGGTTCACGCTACTATCTCCGACCTCAACAGAATTGAGATGGAATCAAACCCACCCCAATACCCAACCCAACCAACTAAAGAATAGGGGGAAGCCAAATGGCTTTCACAGCACCTGCATCAAACACTGAAGGAGTAAAGGTTGCAGACCTCAACGGACACCTTCTTATCGTTACACCAATCGAATACAAAACAGGAATCAACACAGTCAATGGAATCGCAGAGGCGATTGAAGTTCACATTGTTGATCTTGACACTAACGAAGAACACCACTCAGTCTTGTGGTTCAATGTCGCACTCCGTAACGCGCTCAAGCCACTTATCGGCAACAAAGTTCTAGGTCGCATCGGCCAAGGTGTTGCAAAGCCTGGCAAGAACGCACCTTGGATTCTGCTCGATGCAACAGGCGATGCAACTGCTATCGCAAAGGCGAACGCTTACATTGCAGGTGGCATCACAGCGCCAGCGCCCGTTGCTCAGGCAACACCAACACCAACGGCAGACATCAATGATCCTGCGGTTCAAGCTCTCTTGGCTCAGTTAGGGGCTAAACCTGTTGCGTAAAGCAGGTTTAATTAACTGACCAAGTTGCACTCATTCTTAGTCCTTTCGAGTGAGTGCGCGAAGTGGCAGGTTGCCGATGATGGGGGTCATCTAGTGGTTCGATTCCACTAACTTCACGCAAGACAAAACCGATTAGGGGGAGCAATGCCTACTTACTTATTTGAATGTGAGTGCGGGAAAGTAACTGAAAAGCAGATAAGACTTGATGAAGGAATCACTCACACCTGCGAGTGCGGCAAGGAAGCAAGGCGTGTTTTTACAGTCATTCCGGCAATCTTCAAAGGAACGGGATGGGGGAAAGATTGAGAACCGCAGTATCTCTATTCGCAGGTGTAGGTGGCTTTGATTTAGCACTTGAACGAGCTGGCGTGAAAGTTGTTGCCAGCGTTGAAATTGATAAGAAGGCTCAGGATGTGTTACGCCGACACTTCCCGAACTCAACCATCTTTGGCGATGTCACGGGGGTGACAGGTGAACAACTCATTGCAGCAGGATTTGAACCTAGAGGTGGAATTATCACAGGTGGATTTCCTTGCCAAGACCTTAGCGTTGCCGGTAAGCGAGCAGGATTGGCGGGAAAACGCAGTGGTTTATTCTGGGAAATCTGCCGAATCCTTGACGAAACAGGATCGGAAACGATTATCCTCGAAAACGTGCCTGGTTTACTTTCCTCAAATAACGGAAGAGATATGGCCGTTGTCATTGAAGCGTTGGTCGAGCGCGGGTATCGCGTGGGATGGCGGGTGCTTGATGCTCAATACTTTGGAGTACCCCAACGAAGGCGTAGAGTGTTCATTGTCGGATGTCTTGGAAACACAGGGCGAACACCTGAAGAAATACTCAATATCAGCCAAAGCCGCGCAGGGTATCTTGAGGCGAGCAAATCGAAGGGGAAAGACACTCCCCGAAAGACTGCAAGTAGCACTCGAATCGGTGGCGGAGAACTTGTAGGAACTTTACAGGCGAGTGATTACAAATTTCCGCAACAACAACAGGCTCACGAAGGCAAAATAGTAATTCAAAATCCTTCAACTTTTCGGATGCAATCCTTTGGGCAATATGAAGAAGATGAGACTGCTTCAGCTTTGAAGGCACGCGACTACAAGGATGCAACCGATCTTGTGGTGGACTAAATCGCGCAGGGCGCAAAACACCGAAGATTTTGAAACTTGGCTGCAGGGGGGGGTAACACCGACATTGAACGCATTTGATAACGCAAACGAAAACAGAGCAACAGTTCTTATTATTGATGGCACTCGCGTTGGTGATGTCCGAGTGTATGAGGATCAGGTAATGCAAACAGTTATTCAACGATGGGGAACGGGCGGGGGAAATGTACCGATGATTTTTGAAAACGAACCAACAGCATATTCAATTAGAGAAGATGCAAAGGCTGACAATTTTAGTGCAACAGAGACTGAGATTGCTCTTGCATTGCAAGCAAATCAACCAAGTGTGCAGTCACACCACGCTCAAATCTTTATCGCGCAAGATGAACCTGTAGTAATGCGTGACCGAGAGGGTGCTGCAGGGGGGGGCAAAGGGCCTTTGGTGTCGAACAAAGCCTTTACTCTCGCGACTTCGAACTTTCACACCATTTTCCCTAACTCCGCTACTGTACGCCGACTTACACCGACTGAGTGTGAGCGATTACAGGGATTTCCCGATGGTTGGACTGCCGAGCAAGCCGATTCCAACCGCTATAAGCAGATGGGCAACGCGGTAGCAGTGCCTGTTGTTCAATGGATTATTAACAATGTGGTGGGGGAGTAATGACTAACGAAATGCTAACAACGGCACTGCGATTTGCTAATGCAGGGATTGTGGCAGTGCCTGTGGCGATGGATGGCTCTAAGCGCCCAGGGTTAAGTTCTTGGAAGCAATACCAAGAGGCACACCCAACCCCTGAAGAAATTATGAGTTGGTTTAGCACACCTCAAGATGGCGTTGGTGTCATCACAGGAACTATCTCAGGCAACCTTGAGATGCTTGAGTTAGAGGGGCGAGCAGTAGCCGAGAAAATGCACCTTGAGATTGCCGAAATCTGCAACGGATCAGGTTTGGGCGATTTATGGGAAAAGCTCAATTCTTCCTATGTCGAGGCAACACCTTCGGGTGGTCTGCATTGGCTATACAAGGTTGAAGGTGAACTGCCAGGCAATACCAAACTTGCACGCAGACCTGGCGAAAATGGCGGTGTAGATGTTCTTGCTGAGACTCGCAGTGAAGGTGGCTTTTGCATCACTGCACCTTCAGGTGGTAGTTGCCATCCTTCAGGCGGTGCGTGGCAGATGCTTCGCGGTTCAATTGAGACGATAACAACACTCTCACTTGCCGAGCGCGATGCCCTGCACACAGTATTTAAGATGTTTGATGCAATGCCAAAGCCTGAGTCAGTAGCCGTTGAGGTTGCCACGCGTAGCGATGGCGTACTCACCGCCGGTGATGACTATAACGCCCGCACTACTTGGGATGAAATTCTCACCCCTATCGGTTGGAAGAAGGCGTACACCCAGGGTGAGAAAACCACTTGGACTCGCCCAGGTAAAGACTTTGGCGTATCTGCGACTACCAATTATCAAGGCACAGATAAGTTGATGGTATTTAGCACCTCAACTGCCTTTGATGCTGAACGATCCTATGACAAGTTCGGGGCGCTCGTTCACTTGCAATACGGCGGGGATTTCAAGAAGGCTGCAACAGCGTTGCGTGAGCAGGGCTACGGCCAATCAACAGACCTCAAGCCAATTGCCCAGTGGGAAGGAAACGGACTCAAGGGTGAGAAGTATGAAGATTGGTTGGAGCAAGAAGCAGAAAGTAAAGATTCGAGCTGGAAACCAATCGCTCTTTCTGATTACTACGATGGACTCTTTCAAGAGGTTAAAGCCAACATTCTTACTCGCACAGATGGCAAGAGCCTTATCTATGCTGGCAAGGTTCACTCATTCTATGGTGAGTCTGAATCAGGCAAGTCTTGGGTGGCTCAAATCGCTACGGCTGAATTGCTACGCTCTGACAAGAAAGTTATCTACATTGACTTTGAGAGCGACCCACAAGACATCGTAAAGCGCCTCAAGGGGCTAGGTGTGAGCCGAGCAAACCTATTGCAGTATCTGACCTACATTCGCCCTGAAACGGCTCGCCAAGTAGATGATCCGTATTGGGATGCAATCCTCACCCCTGACTCAGCCTCATTAGTGGTCATTGATGGTGTCACCGAATCCCTGACAATGTGGGGCGGTGAGACAGTGGATAATGACTCAATCACCAAATGGATGCGACAGTTCCCACGCAAGGTTGCCAAGGAATCAGGGGCAGCCGTAGTTCTCATTGACCACATCACCAAGAACGCCGATACGCGTGGGCGGTTCGCAATCGGTGGGCAAGCGAAGTTGGCAACCATTGATGGTGCTGCCTATATCGTGGAGCCAATCGAGGTGCTATCGCCTGGGCGCGTTGGCAGTCTCACCCTGAGAGTGACAAAAGATAGAATCGGTGATGTTCGCGCTTCGGCTGGAATGTACCGAAAGTCAGACCGAACCCAAGAGGCAGCAGTTTTCACCATTGACTCGACCCGCGCCCAAATGCAATATGTGATTGGAGCGCCGACATCTGAGGATGAGTTGAACGAACGCACCGAGTTCAAGAAGTTATCTGAGATGGCTGAGTTCATTCATCATCATCCTGGGTGTTCTCGCCGTGAGCTAAATGAGGGTGTCAAAGGCGATAAGGGTTTGATTGGCGAGCGCCTTGAGAGCCTCGAAAAGAGCGGATACATCGAGAATAAGGGATCAGCAACGAAGTCTAGCCTGTGGATAACTCCTTCAGGAATGGATAAATATGACCTCTTGGATGCCAAGATTTCATACATTGGTGGGGTCAATGAGTAGCGTGCCGTGTGCCGAAGTGTGCCGTTTGGTATCGGCACGCACACCCGATATTGAGCGTGGGAGTGTGCGTGCCGTGCCGTATCTCTATAGATACGGCACACGGCACACCCCACATCACGCAAGAAAGTACGAAGGCTAGGATTGATGGCTAGGACATCTGAGCATTTTCAAATCAACACCTGCCGACCCTGTGGAAAACTTTTTTGGGAAGGCTACTCATCGGCTGGATTCTTAACCCGCCTTGATGTTGAACCTTTGGATGTGCGATTGGAATTGATAGCCAAACTTACGGGAAGGCGTACATATCAAATCCATCCAACTGCCGTATCATTCGAGGCAACTCCGAGAGTCGGCATCCTTGCGAAAAACGCCCTAGTTCTCGCCCAACACAAATGTGATCCAAAGTTAAATCCTTGGTACTGCCACACTTACTACACCAAGGTTGGGCAGCCCTCATCATCTGTGACAATCTTCGCCACGCTGAATCGTAACCGCGTTGTTCACGCCTGATTCGATTGCGCTCTTTAGCTCGCGCACAAGGAACACATCGAGTGGCACGAACAACAATGCCACAATCAACGCAGGGCCTAGGCAGTGGCATCGTCATCCCACTTCTTTAGGTACTCAAGCGCTTTAAGCAATAACTCTTTACTATCTTTGAAATCTCCAAGACCTGTGTTGCAACTCTGACATAAGAGATTGCGAACTCGATGTGTCTTATGGTTATGGTCTATTGCTAATCGCTTGCCATTCTCTTCTTCAGTCTTGCCACATATCGCGCAACGAAAGCCTTGCTTGTATAGAAGAACAGGATAAATCTTTTCATACTTGCGAATAATAGTGCGATGGGTGTTGCGACAATCACGGCAGATATTACGATAGCCGTTCTTATGATGGGATGACTTATTGAATTCACTTAGGGGTTTGTCATTCTTGCACTTATAGCAAAGCTGACTATTCGCCGTCATCCTCTAATAACTTTTCAAAATCATCATTGGCAACAATGTAAGAGTTATATGCAACTAATGTTGCCTGTGTTGCTCTTGTCAGTAGTGTTTCGATTCCATCAAAAGAAAGAACTTGATCCGTCACGATGTCTGTAACTACATCACCAACTGCGACTGAAATCTGAATCATTGGCTCAGTTCCAATCTGCTATCAAGTAGGTCATCAATGAACTTATCAACAAGATGCTTCTTGCTGTCTATTGATTGCTGTCGAGTGAAGATGGCGTGAAGCAAAGCCTCATCAATCTCAGCAATCGTTTCGTTATTGTTTGACATCCTTTTTCTCAATGAAAAAACCCACCGACTCAAAGAGTGGTGGGTGTGGATTGCTTATGGGATAGCAATACCTGATAACGGAAGTGTATCACGCCACAGTGCAGTTTGTCCTAATTGCGAGCATTGATGACATCGCCCAAACTGTAGAGATTGCCACTGTGCTTTTCAATGCCGTTCTCCTTGATAATGGCATAGACCTGGCGCGGTTTGATTCCTAGCCACAGGGAGATTGCCTCAACATCAAGGAAGAACTTACGAGTTGGGTTGCTCATTGCCAGTGTCACCAAACGGATCAGTGACCAAGACTGCCGACACCCGAAGCAAGTAACCTCATCTGCCAAGCCGTTCTCTTTGACCTTTACCACATCAATGATTACGAACTTCTTGCAGTCATCTGTAGGGCAGGGAATTCTGCGGGGTTGCTCAGTGAATCGCTTGGCAGCAGCCATTCCCTTGGCGTGTAGCTCTGCGACCTCACCCGCAAAGTCGCTCACCCAATCCTGCCCAATAATCCAATCAAGGTGAGACAAGTGGAAATCACAGGTTGCCTTCACCTCAGCCTCAGTTGTTGATGCCTTCCTCAGTAGCGCAGGTGGTGTCAGGTTCCTAGCCTCACGCACCATCGCTTCCCACCCGTGAAGGATGGCGAGCAGTTCAGTAGCCATTGAAAAATCTAGGGCCGAAACATTGACCCCTATCGAACGCTCGGCAGAGACTGCACCTGATCCTGTTCGTGATGGTGCGATGAACTCACCGGCAGATGATTGGAGTTCAGGAAGCTCGATGAGGTGGCTCTGAAGTTTGAGGCGGCAAGACCAGCACGCGCCTTCATTTTGAGTTGTCTTATGGCAGATGTTGCAGGTCACTAGAAAGGCACTCCCTCGGCTTCGATTAGTTTTCTTTTCTTGCGGTTGAAGTAGTCAGGGGGTTCAACTTCGCCAACCTTGAATTCAGATGGATCACATTTGAGTTGGGCGAGAACTAGGGCGTGTTTCGCAAGGATTCCGACTCTCGGAGTTGACTCGACATATACT